ACCCAGTTGGGAACAGCATAACCGGCAAAATCCCAATAGCCGCCGACAGGGTGAGGGAGATTTCTATGCCTCATATTTCCGCCGCCATCATTAAGGACTTCGAATACCTCCCACGGGCGGCAGCCAATGACCTGACTGCCAGGAGCGGTTGTCAATAAAGTTATGTTATAGGTAGGACAATTAGCGGCATAATTCATTATCGTATACGGTCCATAGAAACTGGTGGGAAAAGTAATCTGGACGTTTCCGCTCAAAGTGCCAGTCAGATTTAAGGTATTGGATTGAAACTGGGTGGGAGTAAGCGTAACGCTGCCAACGCCAGTCAAGTTAATACTGGCAATCCCACCCAGCGCGGCGTCGGTGATCGCCCAGTTGTTATTGGTTGGGGCATCCCAAGTCCCAGGATCGCCGCCACGCGGAACCTGCTCAAGTTGCTTGGACGGGGTAAATGTGGACATCGTTCATCTCACTGATTGTAGAAAGGCACCTTCGCGCTGAACCCGCTGCTCGTGGTAACAAGCATGAAGCCTGCGGCTTGCGATGAGTTGAAGGTTACGGCTCCAGCCGTTGCCGGAGCGCTGCTTGAACTGGCGGTGGTGTTGGGGAATACCTGGCCGACAATGGTGGCGAGATCCCTAAGTGCCTGCACGCCGTTCTGCATGACCGCCATGATGGTGTCTAAGGAAGCAGCCATTAGCGTCGTCCTGCCGGGGCAAAGCGATAGCGAATTTTCCCTAACCGCCAGAATTCATTATTGGTAACCTGAATACCCATGGAGAGTAAGCGGGCGCGGATGCGGGTGTTGATATAGGGGGTAGCTTGCGTCACCGAATAGGGACCAAACACCTGCTGCGGCTCGCCGGGGTAATCGGCGGCGTAGATGGTGATCTGCATGTTGGCATCCTTGGTGCCGCTATAGAGTCCCCAGTTGAAATCTGGATGTATCCAGTCAACGAAAGATAACTCGTTTCCTTCCGCTATCGCCCACCAACCGGTGCGGAAGAAAGGATGCAATACCCCGCTCCAGACATTGGAGGTTTCATGCTGCCAGGCTGCTCCTGCCGGATCTGTGCCTAGCGGACCACCCAGGATCGACCAGTCAACCCATGCCGTCCTGGGCATGAGGCCGTAGTCCCATTCGTATTCCTGACCTTCGATATGAACCTTGACGTAGGAGTCGTTCTCTCCGTTGCCCATTAACGATGGGAAGAACCAGGTGATCTCGTTGAAGCTGGTATTGATGCCGCAGGCCACCTTCCCTTGGTTCTTCCTGTCGATATTCTGGAAGATGTAATCCCACACCGTGCAGGGCAGAGCCTGAACCCCGCTGCCGCCAATGGTGTAGAAGTTGTTAAACCCGCACCAGTAGACACTCCCGGCCAAGGTACCAGCGGCATGCTTGCCGATCAGGCCACAGCCGGAGCCGACTCGGGTGAAGTTGAAGATGACATCCCCGCCCACCCACTGCATGATCCAGCAATCGATATCGGTCCAGATCACGCCATAGGTCGGAGCCTGTATCCCACCCTGGATGATCGAGCCGGTCGGAATATGAAAGCTGCCTGCCGTAGTCTGCGGGGTGACATCCCAGACGGTATAGTCAAGCGCATTGGACCAGCGCACGATCAGCGGGTCTTGCACCCCGGTGCTCTGCACTGATCGCCAGGCCACCAGGATCTGCTGCGGCTGCGAGACAAAGATGCCGCCATTGAAGAACGGAGCCTGCTTGACCACCTGTGCGGCCATCAGGCCATTGTCATCCCACCATTGATAGATCGGCCCGTTCTCTGGACAACTGAGCAGGATCTCTCCCCAGTTATCTTGGGTCCAGTCATTGGTCACCAGGTAGTTACCCAGACATGAAGGAATGGTTATGCCGAGGCCAAACCCGTATTGACCGAATTGATTGGCACCGAAGCCGGAAGGAGTCGGCAACGTACCGCCGACCGTGTAATAGACAAGCTCGGCATTGTTGTTGTTCATGACTGCCGAGGAGGTGACGCTCGCAGCCAGCGTCAGATTGATATAAAACTGGGTAGAATTGACAACCAGCGAGACGCCATATTGGCCTTGGATCGTCTGACCGGCAATGCTGGTCGGAGCAATGAAGTTGTAGGATAACCCGGTTACCGATTGATAATTGTTATTGGGAAGAGTTACCAGTACCGAGGCCGTTCCCGACGAGACATTGAATCCGGGAAGAATTCCACTGTTGGAAATGGTCACGGTGGCGGGCGTGGGAGAGACTATGGTGTATTCCCCCGCCCCGACCACGGTCTGGATCTGATAAGCCCCGCTGAGAAGAAGATTGCCTATTGCCACCTGGGTATTGAAATAGACAACGTTTCCCGTGCTCAACGCGGCATTGTTGTCGAATACCGTGACGACGGTAGAGCCATTGCTGATGGAAAAATTAGGCGGGGTAAAATCGGAGACAAAGGAAGTCGGCGTTATCTGGGTAACCGTGTTGGCGGGAGCGGTATAGACGGTGATGCTGTTGGTCCCGGCAAATGAGGCAAACTTGTTGGCCGGGTCGGCCCAGACATGAATATCCCTGGTGGTGGACGGGACATTGAGATAGCCGGTCCATCCCCCATACGCCTGGATGAGACTGTTCTTGTATCGGACCAGTTGCGACTGTGAGATTCCGGCAGAGTTCAGGGTCAATGTCTGCTGGACATCCACGCCTGGCCGCAAGGTTACGGCTGCCATCGGCATCTTTAGGTTCTCTGTCCGGCAACCGGTGACTGCACCTTGTCGGTCCAGCCAGCGGAGAAGTAACGCTTGCGTAGCTCTTCCAGGTTGGCCGACTTGAGCAGGGTCTGGAATTGGTTCTCCCAGGACTGCGAAGCCCGTGGGTCGTCACTCTGGGCGGAGAAGTCACGCTGGTAGCCGTAGGCATACACCATCGATGCCGCCATGAAGAGATCAGGCAGGGTCTGGGTCAGGAACGTGGTTGTGTTAACAGAGGAAAGTGGCGTCGGCCTCTGCGTGCCGATAACCTCAATGGCATATGCCCTGTCCGGGGCCGGGCCGAGGATGATATTGGCGTTATCTTGCATGGCAAAGAACTGCGGTATGGATTGCTTCATCTGATTGCTGGGATAGACCACATCGATGAAATCCCTACTGGTATTGACCAGCGGCACTCTTTGTCCGTTGGAGGATAAAGCCGTGGAAGGAGTTATGACATTGACCTGCTCGACCACCAGGTAGGTGCCTATCGAGATCGGCAAGGTGAAGTTTCTGATATTGGGGGTAGCGGAAGCCGAGGAGTCGGTAACACGGGTGACCAGCAAGTCGAGTTCCCGGTAGATCCTCTGCTCGGCATAGTCGATGGCCCCGGAAAGCATGGTGTTGAAGTTACCAATGGTCGGGTTGGAGGCTGCCGTGGAAACGACCAGGAGGTTGGCAGTCTGTGAATAGTAGCCGCTGTAATCATAGCTCATGCGACACCGCCTCCGGGATAGACGATCCCTTCCTCGTTAACGGAGAATGTGACCTGAGCAACGTAGATCGGATGTACCCCGTCGCCCAGGAATGCCACCCGATGATAAGCGTAGGGGCTCCCACCGATGGCGGCAGAGATCTTCTCCCCGATGGTCCCGGCCAGGGAGCCGGAGGCCAGCGTGGTCCAGGAACCCCACAGGTAAGTGTTCACCGGAGAACCCTGGATAACATAGGCCGTGCTGCCAATAGGACGGTCATTGGGTGCGGTAATGGTAAAGCGGGATAGCGAGTGAGTGATCAGAGGCGGCGGAAGGCCAGGCGGGGCTGCTGACGGGTTTCCGCTCCAACTGATACCGAGGTAGTTGTCGTAGGAGGAATGGGAGACAGAGAGGCAGGCCGACTGCCGGTAGGTCTTGTTGGCGCTGCCATTGAAGGCTGAGGCCACCCCGCCCAATTCGGTCAGGTTGCCGATCTGCGAACCAAACATCCAGCGAGTGGGCGATGCATCGGCCCCTACAGCGGAAAGAGGGTTATTGATAGGAACATGCCATTCCGGCCTGGCATTCTGGACCGGGATCGGATCGGCGGGCAGGAGGATGGTACGCTGGCCGGATTGCTGGAGCCTGTCCATGCAAGATGGGCAGACCAGGAAGCGCAGGTTCTGGATCTTTGGCCCGCGCCAATCAAATTGCCAGCTTAAGGTGTGGTGGTTGTACCTGCCTCCGCAACGATCACATATCCCCAGAGCCCGTGGTTTACTTGGATCTATCTCTGCCCGACCATGGGGGCGGTAGCTCATGTCAGATACGCTTTTTTGGTTTCTTGTATTTCTTGGCTTGTTTCTTCTTGTGAGCTTTCTTGTGCCACTTCTTATTCGACTTCTTTTTTGGTTTCTTGAGCGGTTTATCCTCTAGCGCAGGCGACTGCGGTGGCACGATTGACTCCGCCACCGGAGGATCATCCACGGTAACCTGCA